TACACTTGGAATTGCTTGTCTCAAACCATCACAGTAACTACTACTGGTGGCACACATTCATATTCTTTGACTGGTTCTGGTCAGAAGTTTCGTGTAATGGACTCCTTGAATACAACTAGCAATGTTGTGATGGATGACATTCCTTTTGCCAGTATGAATCGCAAGTTGAACTTTGTGACTCCAGTTCAAGGAATCCCATCTGAGTACTGTTTTAATGGTGTAGATGGCAGTGGTGATACAAAGATTGACTTGTATCCAATTCCTAATGGTGTCTTCACTATTTTGTTTGATGTGATCATTCCACAAGCGGCTTTGACTTCTGATAGCACTTCTGTCAAGGTTTTAGATTATTTGGTGACTCAGAGTGCTTATGCACGTGCTTTGATTGAGCGTGGTGAAGATGGTGGTACTAGCTCTTCTGAGGCTTATGCGCTCTTTAGAGGTATGTTGTCTGATGCCATTGCAACAGAGAGCACACGTTATCCTGAAGAACAAGTATTTGAGGCAGTGTAATGGCAGCTCCACTACAAAGTAACAGTGTAAGCGCACCAGGCTTTTATGGTCTGAATACGCAAGACTCTCCATTGGATTTGTCTTCTGGCTTTGCTTTGGTTGCTTCTAATTGCGTGATTGACCAGTATGGACGTATTGGTGCTCGCAAGGGTTATACATTGGTTAATTCTTCATCTGGAAACCTTGGGTCTAACGATGTAACTGTTATCCATGAGTTAGTGCAGATTGATGGCACATTGACTGTGTTGTTTGCTGGCAACAATAAGTTGTTCAAACTTGGTACTTCCAATGCTGTAACTGAGTTGACCTATGGTGGTGGTGGTTCTGCTCCTACCATTAGTGCTAGTAACTGGCATTGTGCTTCTTTGAATGGAATCACTTATTTCTTCCAAACTGGACACGATCCATTGATTTATGACCCAGCGGTGAGTACTACCACTTATCGCAGAGTTTCTGAGAAGACTGGTTATGTAGGTACTGTTCCTCAAGCAAACATCTGTATTTCTGCTTTTGGTCGTTTGTGGGTTGCCAATACATCTACTAACAAAGTAACGATTACTTTCTCTGATCTGATTGCAGGTCATGTATGGGGGGGTGGTACTACTGGTACTTTAGATGTGTCTCGTGTATGGCCTAATGGTTCTGATGAGATCATGGGATTGGCGGCTCACAATGATTTCTTGTTTATCTTTGGTAAACGACAGATTCTTGTTTACTCTGGTGCAACAACCCCTGCAACGCTCCAGTTAAGTGACACAGTAGGTTCTATTGGATGTATTGCTAGAGATTCTATTCAGAGTATTGGTACTGATGTAATTTTCTTGTCAGACTCTGGTGTTCGTTCATTGATGAGGACTATCCAAGAGAAGTCTGCTCCTTTGAGAGACATATCTAAGAATGTTCGTTCTGATTTAATTGGGTCTTTGGCTTTTGAGACATTGGCTAATTTGAAGTCTGTTTACTCAGAGAAGAATGCTTTTTATCTGTTGGTTTTGCCTACTTCAGCACAAGTCTATTGTTTTGATACAAAGATGCAATTGCAAGATGGGTCTAACAGAGTAACCAAGTGGGATTCCATCACTCCTAAGTCTTTGTATTCGCTTAGAAATGGTGATTTGTACATTGGTAAGACTGGATACATTGGTAAGTATGATGGTTACTTAGATAGCACATCTACTTATCGGATGGCGTACTACACCAACCATGCTGATCTGGGCAATGAGAATCAGATCTCTGTTCTCAAGAGGATTAAGACAATTATTATTGGTGGCTCAAACCAAACTGTCACGATCAAGTGGGGATTTGACTTCGCAGCCAACTATCTGTCTGCAAACGCCAACATTGCTACACAATCTATTTCTGAGTATGGAATAGCTGAATATGGGGTTGCTCAGTATTCAAGTGGTGTGCTTATCAGAACATTGGATGTGAATGCTTCTGGTATGGGAAAGATTGTTCAAACTGGTTACGAAACTACAATTAACGGCACTCAATTATCAATTCAGAAGATTGAGATTCAATCTAAGAACGGGAAAATATCATGAGTAACTACACAAAAAGTACTAACTTTGCAACTAAAGATAATCTAACACCTGGTGATCCACTCAAGATTGTTCGTGGTACTGAGATTGATACTGAGTTCAATAACATTGCTACTGCTATTGCTACGAAGACAGACAATGCTTCTGCTGCGATAACTGGTGGAACTATCAACGATACAACCATTGGTGCGACTACTGCATCTACTGGTGCTTTCACGACTTTAGCGGCTTCTGGGAACGTAACCCTCTCTGGAGGTACTGCTAACGGAGTAGCGTATTTAAACGGCTCTAAGGTTGTTACAAGCGGTTCTGCGCTTACTTTTGATGGGACTACGCTTGCAACAACAGGCAAGTTTGGAATTACTGGTAATGGCTCAGTACCAACGTCATCTGCTTTAGAAATTGGCACAAATGGCGCTGGTAGTCGTTTGCTTTATAACGTGCCTACAAGTGGTGAACATAACTTTACTGTAAACGGCTCGGTAATTTCTTTTCAAACCGCAAGCGCACACGGCTGGTATATATCTGGCTCAGAACAAATGCGCCTAACCAGCACAGGTCTGGGTATTGGTACAAGTAGTCCTGCTCAGAAACTTCATGTATTGGGTTCAAGTGGTGCTGTTTCCAGAACGAGTGTTGGAGCAAATGCAAATCAGGTATTCCATCAAATTGATAATAGCGTAAACACTATTGAAATTGGCGCACTTGCATCAGGAACTGCTTATCTGTCTTCTAATGGCGCATATCCTTTAACTTTTTATACCAATGGCTCAGAGCGTTTACGCCTTGACTCCTCAGGCAATCTAGGCTTGGGAGTTACTCCTAGTGCTTATGACTCAAGCATTAAAGCCATAGATATTGGTCTTGCAACTGCAATTCTTAACCCAAACAGCACTGGGCAGACATGGTTTTTAACTAACGCTTATTACGGATCGTCAGCGTTTAGGTACAAAGCCTCAGGCGTTGAAGCAACACGATATGACCAAGCGTCAGGAACTCACAAGTTCTACACAGCCCCATCAGGCACAGCAGGAGACGCCATTACCTTTACTCAGGCAATGTCATTGACAGCGGATGGCAGTCTGCTTGTGGGAACTACAACGGAGTTTGCAAAATTATCAGTCATTGTTCCAACTGGGGCAAATAGAAATCTAATACAAGCGGGTGTTACTTCTGCAACAGACGGACTAACAGTTAAATGGAATAACGCAACTTCAACAATTCGAGTAAACATTCAAAATCTTCCTACATCAGCAACAGGTCTAGCAAGTGGTGATTTGTGGAACGATGGCGGAACTTTAAAGATTGCTTAATATGAATCAAGCCTTAGTAGCAGAATACTTTGATTACAAAGATGGTCACTTGTACTGGAAAAAAGTCATGCACCCTAACAAGCAATATCTTGTTGGTCAGGAAGCTGGCTCAATCCACTCTACTGGCTATCGTCATGTCACTTGGATGGGTAAGCCTCACAAGGTTCACAGATTGATTTTCTTGCTTGAGCATGGTTACCTACCAAAAGAGATTGACCATATCAATGGTGACAGACAAGACAATCGACTTGAAAACTTGCGTGAAGCCACTAGAAGCGAAAACCAATATAACAAGGCTATGTGCAAGAACAACACATCAGGCTTTCGTGGGGTGAGTTGGCACAAACACAGTAAAGCATGGCTTGTCAGGTTATGCGTCAATGGTAAATCCAAGATTATTGGTTACTTCAAAGACTTGGAATTAGCGGGGCTTGTCGCTGATGAAGCACGAGCATTACATCACGGCAAATTTGCCAAACAGTTTTAAAAGGAAAACATCATGTCAGTAACTTGGTCTATCGTAAATCTTGATCGCAACACATCTGATGGTTTTGTAACCACAGCACATTGGTATGCTTATGCAGTAGACGGAGAACACTCTGCCTCTGCCTACGCAACAGTTTCATGGCCAGAGGGAACTCCTGTTGTTCCTTATGCAGACCTCACAGAAGCCACAGTCCTTAATTGGGTATGGGAAAGCATTGATAAGGAATCTACAGAGGCTTCTTTGGCGGCTCAGATTGAATTGCTGAAGAACCCTGTAAAAGCTACAGGTACGCCTTGGTAAGTTGAAAAGCACAAATCCCTAAAGTGGAGTAAGAATTATGGCAAGAATAAGAGAAAACAATTTCCTGATGGACTTTGAGGACACAGGTTTACAGCCTAGTATTCAGCAAATGCTTGCTCCGCCACCTGTTGTTCAGCAACCTTCTATGGCAAAGCAACCTACTATGGCTACAGATAAAGCAACAATCATTGATAACTTGGTAAAACAAATCCAAGCCAGAAGCAACACATCTCAATGGTCAGGTGGTGTTGGTGCTGATCAAGCTACTAAGGACATGGCTCGAATTCTTGCTGAAACAGGAATTACAGACATTAGTCAGTTTGGCCCAATAACCCAACAAGTTGAGAAGATCGTAGGTTATGAGGATTGGGGTGACCCAATTTATCAGACTGTAACTGAGCAAACCTATGGCAATAAGGTAACTGGTCAAGCAGTTCCTAACACTTACACAACACGACAAACAGGTGAGTTTTTTGGTGGAACTTACGAGGGTAAGGGAAATACTGGTTATGGTGTTCAGTTTGATGAACAAGGAAACCCTAGTTTCTTTACCCAAGGTGCATCAAGCCGTGATCCTATTGTAAAAGCGGCAATCCCTATCGGTGCTCTTGCATTGGGTGCTTATGGAGCTGAAAGTTTGTTTGGAGCTGGTGCTACAGGAGCTGGCAGTGCAGGTGCTTCAGGTTTAACAGCCGCAGAA